TCATTTGATTGTAATTATTAATTAATTCTGAAAATATGTCATTCATTCTAAAGGTAAAACTGTTAAATCCAATAATATTATCATTAATATAAATTCCATTACAATCTAATCGTTGTTCAATATCATTTAATAATGATAAATCAGTATAATTACTAGTAAAAATAATTATGTCATTATTCTCAATTTTATCTAAATTTTTATAACATATATAATATATAAATCTTTCTATGATATTCGTTTGATCGAAACATACATTATTTAAAAAATACATAAAATCAGTTTCATTTATATTAATACCAGTATTATTATTATCAAAATTTTCATCGGTTGTTGTGCTATATATGAAAAATATAGTCTTCATTTATATATTTAATTATTAATATTTTATTTTATATGATTAGTCGCATCATAAAATAATATATTATAAAAATACTATTTTTGACAAGTTATACATAAATGCCAACCTAATTTCTTTTCTAATAAATTAAACATTTCGGTTGGCATACTTTCAAACCAGTCTTCTTTTTTGTATTCATATTTTTTATATTCTAAAATTTTGTATGGAAAAATATGTTCTTGATTTATACTTATATTTCTAAATTTTTTAAACATTTCATATACTTGTTCATTCGTATATGTAAAAGCAACTGGGCAGTTTGACTGTGCTTCATACTGATCCAACTTTCCATCAATCATCATTTTCTTCCATGAATTTTCAGCGTAAACCATTACTTTGAGTATGCCATAGGGCTTTAATAATGATAAACAATTATCGACGATCTTCTGTGGATCAGGAGAATGATGTATAACTCCAAAGGAGTAAATTAGATCGAAATCATTTCCAACTTGAGATAATTCTTCTAAATTTTGAGCATCAATGTTATAAAACTCTCCTTTCAAATTATACACTTCGAATCTCTTTTTTGTTAATTCAAGCGACTTATCGGACAGTTCAATTCCGGTATAATGCGCTCCATTTTTAGCAAAATTGACCGCATCAGTCCCGATACCACACCCGATTTCTAATACTTTTTTACCATTCCATTTATTAAATTCAGCAAATGATGGGATATGCGATTCTACAAAATATTTACGGTTTTCGACTTGATCAAAATATTCCTTGGTTCCTATTTCACAATAAGAATGTCGTATATTACATGGCTGATTATTCCAGTAATTAATAATTTGGTCCATTATATTATAGTTAATATAATATATTATTGTAATAATAAACGTATGAATTATTCAACTATATACCTAAACTTATTTCCATATTCCTTTTTAACTTCATTTATTATATCTTCATTATCTTTTATAGTAGCAGTCTTTCCATTTTTAACAAGATATTCCGCAATTTTTAGTTTTGCCGATTCTTCTATGATAGAAATTTTAGCACCATCCTTATAACATACCCCATCAAATAAATAGTCTTCCCTATTTTCATTTAATAATTTTTCAGCTAATAAATTGTTATGAATATTATTATATTGTTTAACTGACATGATAATATCATTATTTATTTCAGACCGTTTTAATACATTCGCCAATGCTAAGGTATCTCTTGGTAAACAAGGTCCGCCAAAACCATAACCCTTCCCTAAGTATTTGGTCCCTATACGAGAATCACTGCCAATTGCTTTTAATACAACATTAGCATCAGCACCGTTCTTATCGCAAAGGTCAGAAATCATATTAGCATAACTTATCTTAGTTGTTAAGAATCCATTCACAGATATCTTAACAATTTCAGCCTCTATATTTTTCATACGTCTTACTAAGGGATTATGATGAATTTTCTTATAAATATCCTCTATTTTTAATCCACTTTCTTCATTTTCTTGGCCAATCAAAATAAAATCAGCATTCTCAAAGTCACGGATTATAGAACCCTGTGCTATGAATTCTGGATTATAATTTAATGTTGTTCCAGCACAATCCTTAATTAATTCCTTTCCTATTTCATCAATATATCCAGGCATTACTGTACAACAAATTACTAGAGTTTTATTTTTAACCCTTTTCTTATTAATATTTATTAATACAGTTGATAACTTATTCGTATCATATATTTTATCCGAACCAGAATTGGGAGTATCTACTACAATAAAAATTGTATCAGAATGAGCTAAAACTTTATCTAGATCCATTGTCAATTTTAGATTTTTACAATCTCTTAGATAATTTTCTACATCGGGTTCTTTTGATTGCAATGTTTTATTATTTACTTCATTAATATAATTAGGATTAATATCTAATCCTAAAATATCAAATCCATGTTTTTCAAAAACAAGCGCTGTACATAATCCGAGTCGACCAACACCAATAAATCCAATAAACCCAATAAACCCCAAATTCATTTTTTTTGTATAAATAAGTATAATAAAATAAATATTAAAGTTATAACTTACTATTGTTTTTATAAAATAAAAATTGATTATATTTTAAAAACAAAATATCATACTAAATTATAAATGCTCTCTAGTAATCAACGTATCTTATTAGATGAAATCATATCTATCAAAAGATCTAAGCCTAATACAGAATTGGAGGCTCGTATTACTAAAAATATATCGGTAGAACAATTTAGACGTTTGGCCAAATTCCTAAAAAGGGCTGGATATGTTCGTAATGAAGAACCGGAAGTACTAGATATAAATTTCTATCTATCCGACAGGAGAGACAAGAATCTCTCAATTCGTTATAGTATTGATGGATTAGATAATATACGTAATTATTGTAAATTAGAGAGGCCAATTCAATATAGATCAATGTATAAAAGTCGCATTCAATGGCCACAATCAATCGTAGATAAATATCCAAGTGAATCCTTCTCACATAATGGTGTCTTTATTAATATTCAGGACTTTGATTACCGTATTAATTTAAAATCTGAGGTATTGCCTGATGATAATGGAAAATACGATGATCGAGATGCGGAGCGATCTAGTCTAGAACTAGAGGAATTAATAGACCGGGTAGGATACGATAACATATTTAAAACATTTCGTTTTAAAAAACGCATTAGTTTTCTTAGTATGGATGGAGACTATCGTATCGATTTAACTATGATTAAAAATAGTAAAAAAACTATTTCATTAACTGGAAGTGAGGATATGTTTTTAACCAAAAGCTTTAAGGAGAGTAATACTCTTAATGAAAAAGAATTTTATGAGGTTGAAATTGAATATATTGGCAAGGATACTAGCAATATCTCAAGAGAATTAATTGGTCAAATGGCTTTGGTTCACGCAATATTATTTAGTAAAACCGATAGGTCTCTTTCCAATAGACAACAAGAACGGGTTAAAACTGAATATTGTAATCTTATTAAAGATATGCTTATCAATTATACGAAAATACAAAAGAAAGAACTAGAGGACTACGCCAAAGGTATACGTATTCCTGAAAATAAATATAATTTACAAAATAATTTTGCTAGTCGTTTAGAAAACCTAGATCCGGATAATCTAATGAAAAATAATCTCTTTAGATCATTAGTCCATAAGATAACAGAAATTCGTGATCTAGACACCAATGATAGTAAATTCTTCTTTGTTCCTAAAGTTATTAGTATGGGACGCGAAAACATACAAATCGGATTTGGTGCCAATATTCGCAGTAATTATACGGTTACCGATAAAGCGGATGGTGAAACAATGATATTATATTGTAGTCTTTCACAAAATACGGCAATCTATTTAATAGATTCAAATATGAATGTATATCTTGTAATAGAGAGTGATAAGGCATTAGGCGAATGGAGTAGCATAGCAGGTTCTATCTTAGTAGGTGAATTTGTATCAAAAAAGAAACATAGTGAACAATCACCCGATGATGATGAACTATTGATACCTGGATTTTATACATTTGATATTTATGTTCATAATCAAAATGATACACGTATGTTGCCACTTGTTTCAACTAATCCGCAACAACGATCACGTATCGAAATAGCTCAAAATGTTATATCTAAAATTAATTCTATTGGTAAATTAAATTGTGAGCTTTCTGTTAAAACTTTCTATCAAACAACTAATCCGGAAGATAGTAAAGAAATTTTCACACTTACAAAGCAAATTTGGGATAAAAAGGATACACCTGAATTCAGATACGATCTGGATGGTGTAATCTATACACCATCCGATATGCCGGTTGGTTTCGACCAGGGACGGTGGTATTGGTCAACTCAAATGTCATCAAGATGGGTATATAATATGAAATGGAAACCCGCTGAGGAAAATACAATCGATTTTCTAGTTCATATCGAAAAGGAGGAGATTGAAATAGATAGAGAAAAAAATATCTATATTCAACGTGATAAGATACGTTATAAAACCGTTATAAATAATGAAAAGGTTGATTTCATTCCCTATAAATCTGTCTTTCTATATTGTGGATATAGAGCAAATTACAACGGAAACCCATGTATTAAAAATAAAGATAGCCAAAATCCTAGAGATGTAGTAAAATATGTCCCTACAAAATTTACGCCTACAAATCCTTCTGAACCCCTCGCATATATATCTAATATATTTTTAGATGAGAACAATAACATGTTAGGTGTAAAAGATAAATGTCGTATATTAGATAATACAATTGTAGAATTCGGTTTTAACATAGAAGGATACAGTCATGCTAAGAGTGATGAGGAACGGGCTGAATTATGGATACCCTTGCGGACACGTATTGAAAAGACTGAATCCTATGAAAAATCGTTATCCGATAAGGAACGTATATTCCGTATTTATGAAAAATATGTAAATGGCATTTGGTCGAAAGGATATCGTTGGAAAACAAGTGAGGCATTTGAATTAAAGATGTTAAAAGTTATTATTGATAAATTTAGACTACATCAGACGCCGATTCCTCGTGATGATAGTGATCCTGACTATATCTACACTTGTCTAACCAATTTTGAGAATAAACGAATTTTAAATAGTATTGTGAAAAATAGTATGGATATTCCTATCAGTATTTTGTATGGTAATGACTTTGAAATCGCAAATTCTATCTGGAATTCGATTCATAATCCGATAACAGTTAATACAATAACTACGGGTAATGACATTAGACTTTTAAATGATACAGAAGAACTATATTATAATAGAGATGTTAATATTGCCCGTGATAAATCACTAACATTTGAACTACAGGAATTTCATAATAAATTTGTAAAAAATAAAGAATTATATAGTGTTGCTACAAAAATGTTATTAGCACGCAAAGTTGAAGAGATCCATTTATTAGATCTGGCATGTGGTAAGGGCGGAGACCTCTTTAAATGGAATAATAATAATATTAGTAAAGTGGTAGGTGTCGATATTAATAGTAATAATATCTATGATCCAAAGGATGGTGCTTGTGTTAGATATAATGAATTTAGTAAAAAGATGGAAACCTTTAACATATCTATGTCATTAAAAGAGGTAAATTTTCTATATGGAGATGTAAGTCTAAATATTAAGACCGGCGAAGCCATGAAATCTGAACATTCACGCGAATTACAACAAGATTTATGGAAAGTTTATAATAGTCGTGGTTTCGATTTGATTAGTATACAATTTGCTTTACACTATTTATTTGAAACAGAAAATAAATTAGATGGATTTTTAAAAAATGTAAGTGAAAATTTACGTCCGGGTGGTTTATTAATTGGCACATGTTTTGATGGAAATCGACTATATGAGCGATTAAAGAATATTGCGTTAGGAGAAAGTATAACCGGAGAGAGTAAGGGTATAACCATTTTTAAGATAAAGAAACTATATGACAATATAGGAGAGACTATACCCGCAGATAGTCGTAGTATAGGATTACCTATAGAAGTTTATATTCAGTCGATTAATCAATCTATTAAAGAATATCTGGTCTCCTATGATCTGTTGGTTAAAAAATTGGCAACGATTCATTTATATCCAGTTCAAACCGCATTATTTGATGAAATTTACGATAAATATAAGACTGACTTCCCGAAATTAACTAATTTAAAGGAACAACAAAAAGAGCTAAGTTTCTTAAATAGATGCTTTATCTTTAAAAAGGGTGATAGTAAGGAAATTATAATAGAAGATGTTTATCGTAATATAATGAGTATTCGGGCTAATCCAGATGTTAATAAGGCATTAAGTCATGGTTTAAAACAAAAGAATTGGGAAACTCTAAAACTTTTATTAAAGAATCTTGATATTAAGATAAGTGATGAGGATTTCGTTGAACTAACGGAGAGACTTACTAAGGATAAGAGTATGATCTCATTGGAACCGCTAAGAAAAAAGAAGCAATTATTACAAGGAATTGTCTCTGAAGCAGCGGCGTCTGCGTCTGAAAGTGTTGAAACCCCTAGTATTGCCTTGACGGAAGAAGAGTCTCCTGGGGGTAAGGTAAGAACTCAGACGGAAGTATCTGAAAAGCCTAAACTAGATCAGGCTAAGGAAAAATTTGTTAAAAACTTTAATAAGATCGAGTCTAAATTAATGGAGTTAAGAGTTGGTAAGTATACATCGACTGTTTTACAAGCCTGGTTAGTACATCTTGAAACAGTAAGAGGTTTATATAAGGATGAATTTAATATGGCGGGTAAAATAAGAGAATTGGATATTACGATTGAAATCATAAGGAATAAATTAAAATAGAAAAGATAAAATTTGATATTAAAGTAATAAAGTATTCATAAATTATGTATAAACGTTAGATGAAAGGGGGTAGACTTGAAATTATTTTAGGGCCAATGTTTTCAGGTAAGAGTGCTGAATTAATTCGTATTATTAATCGTTATGAATGTATTGGTAAAAATATACTTACAATTACTCATGCGATTGATAATCGTTATGGAGAAGGTGTTATTAGCAGTCATAATAAAATTCAAAAGAAAAGTATTTGTCTGGAAAATCTGAATTCGATTGTGGATAGTAAGGAATATATAGATAGTGAAATTATTATTATAGAGGAAGGTCAATTTTTCGGTGATTTGAAATGTTTTGTAATTAGAGCTACCGATATTGATAATAAACATGTGATTGTTGCGGGATTAAGTGGTGATTTTCGTAGAGAACCCTTTGGGCAAATATTAGAAATCATTCCATTGGCAGAACAGTTTACTAAATTATCGGCATTTTGTAAATTATGTAATGATGGAACTCCGGGGGATTTTTCAAAAAGAATAGAACAGGATAGTAAGGAACAAACTCTGGTTGGAAATGATAATTATTATGTCGCAGTTTGTAGAAAACACTATTTAATCTAATTTTTTTTCTTATGGATCATTTTTAAATTTTAATCAATAAATTTAAAAAAAATGCTATAAAATTATTTTCTTTGTATAAGATCATAAAGAACTGATTATTGTAATCCGTAAAAATAAATAATACCAGTTTTTTGAATTAATCCCTCCCGATAGTTAGATAAATTTTGAAAATTTCCAATATTTTCAATATAATCGGATTGTATATCCGGATCAAACATGCTATTATAAAGATACCAATGATTATCAATGGTAAAAAATAATAAATTATTTGTTTGATTTCTTGTAATAATTGCTACGAGACTGTAATTATTATTATTTTTATCTGTTATTATTTCTTCTAAAAGGACTGGAATATCATATGTATGATTTATTTCTTCCATTCCTGATTGTTTATTAATTCGTTTTTCTGAACGATTCATATAGAAACTTATACATTCTGTATTAAAAATAGAATATTCGTATACCGCGCGTTCATATTGAGTAGCTAATCCGGCTGAAATTGCTTCTTGTCTTGAATATAATGTATCGGGATCACTATCTTTAAAAAACATCTTATTACTATAAGAAACACCTTGATCCTGAACGGTTTCCTGTTTTATTATATCTATTTGTAAATTCATTAATTGACTTAACATAATTTTATTGGATTTATGAAAAGGAATATGTGTTTTATCAAAACGATTTATAAATTCATTACATATTGGACAATAAATTCTGCTCTCGGCTGGTAATCTATATCGATCTCTTGTTATCAAATATTTAAGAATATCACCGCTAATTTCAAAACAGACTGATTCTGAACTATTATTTATTCCCTTACTAACTTTTTCTAAAACAAGATTTGACGGGAGCCTCTCTGACCCACTATAAATAGTCTTATCATCCTTATTAATAAATAATTTATCGAGTGATGTATACCGATAATTATCAATTAGATTTAATGTAAGTATATCTTTATATAAATCAAACGCTGAATAAATTTGTTTACTTAGATAATATGGATGTTTAAGGATTCCCGGTTGATTAAAAATTGTTTGTAGACTTATTCTAAATTTTTGTGAATTAATTATTTCTCCTTCATGAATTTTTTCTTTATATTCAATAAAAACCCTATTTAATTCTAATAATTTGTTAACTAATATTGATCTTGTTAATTTATTTGGAAAATGTAGGGATACATAAGTAGGATTATTAAGTTTAGGAATTCGTGTCTGAATATCTATTATTTTTTCAAAAAAAGAATTTTGAATTGGTAGATTTATTAACATTAGAATAACATCTATATAGGAACTATTCAATGAATAGTCTATTTTACCTATTTTGTCTATAGTATTTTTACCTTTTTGTATATTTTCTAATCCAATTAGGCTGCGTTCCTCTTGTATCGTTTCGATCAAACCTTTAAGGAACGGTTTTTTTATTGAAAAGATCTTCTCTCCTTTCGGAATATCTATTGAAAATCTATAGTCTAATCCTAATTCAATAGGGATAATATCTGTATCTGATTTAAATAATGGTTCAACGCTTAAGTCTAGGTAATTTTGAGAAATATCTAATTCCAATTTATTACTATTTTTCCCGCCAATATTATTATAGGAAAAATTATTTTTAGTTTTAGGATAATAATATAGTCCTAATTTTTTACAAATATCACAATCTTTAGGTAGAGTTTCTAGACTATATTCTTTAATATTATTTATAAGGATTTTATTAGGAATATTAGTTCCAAATTCATTTGTATATGGAATATTTAAATGCTGACAAATATGGTGTATTTGAAAATCGAATATCTGTCCAATTAGTAATTCCTTCTTTGAGTTTAAATAGTATTTTGGTTCATCTATATCAAAGTATAGATTGTAATTATTTATAGAAAATATAGGGAATGTAGCCATATATATAATATTATTACTTATTTGTTTTTATGGTTTTTATAAAAAAATATTATCTTTAAATATAATCAAAATGAGTTTATCAAGTTTATTTAAATCGGGTGTTTCCGATGTTAGTTCCAATACGAATAGCTATGGTGTTGTTGGCATGGTTCCTGTTGCCAATTTATTTTCAATGAAATTAGAAAGGGCTCCTGTTAAATCAGTAGCACCTAAGGTTAAACCGGAACATAAACCGGAACATAAACCGGAACATAAACCAGTCCATAAACCTGAACACAAACCCGAATACAAACCTGAATACAAACCTGAATACAAACCCGAATACAAACCTGAATACAAACCCGAATACAAAGCTCAGGAAAAGCCTAAGGAAATAATTGTTGAAAAGATTGTTGAAGTGGAAAAGATTGTTGAAGTGGAAAAGATTGTTGAAGTGGAAAAGATTGTTGAAGTCGAAAAGGTTGTGGAAAAGGTTGTGGAAAAGGTTGTGGAAAAGGTTGTTCGTGATGATGCCGCATTACTTCAAGCCCACGTAGAACTTGATCAAATTAAGGCATTAAATACTAAATATTTACAAGTGATCAATCAAATCAATGAAGAATTAATGACTGCCAGATCAAATGAAGGTAAAAATGCCGCTGCAGTTGTTTCTGTTTCTAAGGAAAGAGATGAATTTGGTTCTAAGGTTGACGAACTTACTAAGGCTATTGTAAATCTTATTAACCAAAATAAAATGTTATCTCGTGCGGTTGGTTTACGTTCATAAATATATAAAAATCTAGATCTATTTATAGAATAATATGTATGATTCTATTAATAGTATTAAATTAATTAAAAAAAAAAAGAGTATTGATATTTTTAATAAAGATGGTAAATATTTAATTATACAGGCACCCAAGGGATTCTGTAATAAAAAAATAGAAAATAATATTAATTATATTTGGATTAGTTTTTTAAATGAAAATAAAATAAAGAAGGAATTTTATGATTTTTTATCTAGATTTAAATTAAATATTGAGGATTTATTAAATGGAAAATCTCTACAATCTTTTTATTATGAAAATGGAATGGGTATAACGATTCAAAATTATAAGGGAAATAATGTGGTTGATCTATTTTATAATAAAGAGACTCCTATGGAAATAATAGATTGTCCCGAACGATATTATATTAAACCATTGATATGGTTTCAAAATGTTAAATGTGTTGATGATAAATGGTATATTAACTGTTGTTTAATTCAGGCAATTATATATCCAATTTATTTAAAATTAGGCAAATGTTTAATTGAAGATAATCAACCGATTGATCAGATTTATAAAAAACGTGTCTGTCTGGATAAGGATAATGAATCAATCGAGAATATAAGTTATTTACTTCATCCTATTTATGGAAAATATTTTAAGATGTTAAATATGGGAATTCCTAAGGGAGCAATTCAGATCAAAATAACAAATGAAATTGGTGAAAAGTATAAAGATATTTTGGAACATAATCAGGATGATTTCATTATAATTAGGAAAATGAAACAGCTTGATCATCCTATTTATTGTCGTTTTTTTAAGATGCTGAGTATGGGAATCCCCCGAATGGCTGTTGAACAAAAGATGTGTCTTGAAAATATAGATAAGGACATATTAAATGAACCCGAAAAATTAATCATGGATTTACCGATAATAGGACAAGATTTTAGTACTATTTTAACATCAAAAAAACTAAGAAAAATGGATATAACCCATAAAAATAAAATACAGGAAAAGAAAGTAATAAATGGATTACATTTTTGTGCGGAAGATATTTTAAAAATGAGAGAACAAATTTTAAATAAATTAAATAAATTAAATAAATAATTCAGTAGGCCAAAATTATTTTTGAAAATGTTTTTTTTTAAAAATAATTATTTTTAAAAAAACCAGTTGATTTTTGATAAGTTAAGGCTAAAATTATTTTTTCTATAGCTATAATATAAAAAAACCAATGTCTACTCAGTCTGTCAGTAATGAGAATATTGTTGTTCTCAACAACAATTATCAATATGATTCGTCCAAGCAAACTGAAAATGCTTTATGGGTTGATCTAAATAATGTCATGTCCGTAAAACGTGATAAGACCATTTATGCTGTTCGTGCCCGTAATACTTTTGATTTTACTCAAGGTATCAATAACACCGTATTCTTTGCTAATACTTCAACCGCATATCAAAAGCAACAAACTACTTCTGGAGATTATCTATATGGTACAACTTTTACTTCAAATATTTACAGGGGTTTTGGCACTAATCTTAATGGAGATGCTCAAAACATATTTATGACCGCTCCCGCGAATGTTTATGGTAATCTTAGTGCCGCTATAAATGCCAATCTTACTCAATTGGGTATTGGCGGTTCTCTTCTCGAAACAAATTTCGCATATAACGTAAATGGTTATCTTAATAATACTATTAATGTCCAATCCAATGTCCGTATCTTTGGAAATCTCTCTAATGCTAATCAACTTGCTGGTTTACCTTCCTCTTTTAATACTGTTATCACTGGAAACAGTGTTGGTATGACCATTCAGGCTGCCAGTGGCACCACTGCGAATGTTGATGGCAACACTTGTTATCAAAAGATATTCTATAATACGGACAATCGCACTCAATGGAATCGTTTGATTAATGCTACTATTAATGGTAATGTTTGCGTTAATGCTTCCGTCGATCCTTGCGATCAAGTTGGAAACCCTAACCCTATTTTTACCAGTAATACTACTCTCACCACTGCCTCAGTACAAACTAACGAAGCCTATCGCCATCAATTTCAATTAAGAAAGAATAATAATTCTCTCGCTTATCAAGATCCTATTTACATTGCTCGTGTTTCTCGTTTCGGTAAAAATCTTTCGGATAATTTGGGCGGCATTGTTGCCTCTAATGTTTCTCTTCATTCTTTTACTGGTAATTTTGCTGCGTCGTTACCGGGTGATAACAGTTTATATGCTAAGGGAAATACTATATCAAGTATAAATATTACCGGTAATATCAATAATCCGGGCGTAAAAGTATTTAACAGTAATTTTCTAACTGGCAATTTATCCATCTTTAACGGAATTCGTATTGATAATGCTACTCCTAGTAATAACCAATTCTTGAAAATTGAGTCATGGACTGGAGCAACTATAGCTGATTATGTCACAGGCGGTCCTTCGTTTAGTGACACCAATGGTAATATACTATCAACTGGAACATTTCAAAAGGGTGATCACCCTGGATTTGTTCAAGCGAATGTAAGTCTTAATCAAGGTTATATTCTTCTTGATCGTATTAATTTTCAATCATCTCCTTCTAACTATATTAAATCATCTCAGGTATTTTCTGCTTATGGTTCTGATGCTTGGGTTTCGCCTTCATCCACTTATACCACATTTGATAACCAGACTGTTTTCCAAAAGTACCAAAATTTATGGTTTCAAACTGAAATGTATACAACCAACACCCCCAACGATTCAGAAATATCAGCAAAATATATAGTTATTACCGGTGGTAATATATCTGCCAGCAATTGGAATACCGTCTCACTTATGACTCCTAATAGTATTTCAATGCCTACCCCGAGTGGAAACCCTAATTTAAACTATCTAAATAGTGGTAATACCGTTAATCTATTTCTCTGCCAGGGTTCGTTATCTATGGCTAACTATACTTATGTAAATAATAAAACGTTAACTGGCGTAAACTATTTAACATCTGTTCCAAGTTTTGTTAGCACTGTTAGTTTACCTAACGGAAATATTACATTAAGTGCGAATGTAATGGAATCTTCTGGCAATATTATCGGAACAGTCCCAGCAACTGTTCAATTCAATAATAGCACTTTAAATGTTAATAAAACTTACAATTATAATTTTATTTTTTCAGGAAATACTACTGTAAATCAGACTGTTGTTTTAAATTCAAATGTAGTTATGCCTGTAAACAGTGCTAATTCATTCATTTCTTCCTGCTGGAACTATAACAATGTGTCAGCAAATATATATGGAACTCCCAGTTTTAGCGCAAACATATGCAGCAATGTTATGATACTTTATGGTGAAAACCCTGCTCTAATCAATGGTGAATCGGTACCAACACTAAGTCTTAATAGTCCGTTAGCTAACGAAAATATTCAATATAATCTTGAATTTATTCATGCCACTGGCCAAACATCCAGCGTCACTTCAACACCTGGCGCAGGTAATTATGGTTTTGGTCCTAATATTGGTCCTAACCCTAGTACTGGTGCTAACGTAGCATACACCAATGCTAACCAGCTTTCTTCCACTGTTTTAAATAAAAATAAAAGTATTAACAGTATGCAATTACCCGATGTTGCTTATACTGAATATACATTTCCGGGAGGCGAATCACAACGATTCACTGATGTTGGAAACGTGATACCGAACATGGATGTGGGTGTTAATTTTAATACAAACTATGTAGTTCCTTCAGCACTTCTTAACACAAATAGTGGTCTAACTCAAAATTGTGAATTTTTGACCAATGATTCTTTTTTAAATATACTTGCTAGTTACACCAGTCCTCTTGCTTCAAATAATAACATCCATGAAGTCATTTGTTATAATTTTCAATATCGTTACGGTGTATCAAGTGTCACAAATCTTGATATATCCAATGATGTTTTACTTAATGGTTCCACTTTCTTACCTGAAAATTTATTTTCAGCCTTAGGCACTGGTGGAGTCAACCCGGTTGATATTTCCGGTCCTCTTCAAGCAGCTCCCGTATCTTGTTATGTGTATGAAAACCTAGATAATAGTAATGGTAATGTTTATCCTGAACAAGTATATCCTTTTTGCCTAACTAAAAATGATAATACACTTGTTTCCGGCACTACTGTAAACAATTTGTTTCCAGGTTTCGTATGGCGACAACTTTCATTGAATAATCATAATTATTTTGTAAACAAGGGTGATAATCAAGTTGATTTCCTTTTACCTAATAATGCTCAATCACTTCAAAGTGCCCAATTAGTTATTAATTCAGTTGATACTGTCGCTGGAACTATGAAGGTCGGATTATTCGCAGGTCAAACCACAATTAATCCTAAATTGATCAGTATTAGTCCAATTGTTCATGGTGTTAATTCGAATGGACCAGTTTATGCTACACCAGTAGTTTGCGGTGTTCAAGGTGAACCAAATACTTATGTCATATTTATGATAGAATGTGCTGGTTCAAGTAGTACCTCTGGATTGGTTTCTGATCTTTCTTTACCTGCTACTATCAATGTAAAAATTAATAATACGAATAGTAATCAGGTTAATGAAGTATTATGTAATACCGCATTACGGGTAGTTAATTCTAATGGTAATCTTAATACAAGTATTACGGGTGATTACCTTTTTAGTGCACCGGTATCTATGTTTACTTATGCAACATCAGTATCACCTAGTCAGGCTGGTTCAGCCACTATGTCTTTAAATGTTTTCTCTGTCCCAGCAAATAATTCGATCGTTTCATTTCTTTATCAACAAAACCTCATCCAAAAAATGCTCGCATATAAGAGTCAGAATTATAATATAAATAGTCTAGGAACGGGATATATTGCTTCATCCCAGTCATCAACTAATTTTGCTTCGTTTCTCTCGAATGCTAATAATCAAAATGCTACAGCTGATACAAATTGGCCGTATAATATGACCATTCCCGCTCTAAGCACTCGTTATTATCTTGATGGCCTAACAAGTGGTATATTTATTGATATTAGTTCAGCGTCTGACAATAATTTTACATCAGCTATGCCTAAATTAACGGTGTATCGTGCTGTTGAATGGGTTCTTAAACGCACTACCAGCACAAACACGAACCAAATCGTTGGACGTGGTTTATTATCAAAGAGTTCACAAAATCCGGCCAGCTCTATGCAAAACTACATTATTTATGAGAACCTTCTAGGAAATAATCTACCTGGTTCAGGCTATTTACATAACATTTTTGCTAATCTTAATGATTTATGTACTCGTTGCGTTCTTCAAAGTATTCAAACCAATTCTTTAATACTTAACGGCACTGCCAATAAGAATAATTGGCAGATTAATACCAAGGGTGATGACCTTAATATTACATTAGTAAAGGTTCTTCCAACTAATAGTGCGTCTATTGCCAGTACAGTTAAACAAGCTACCATAAATTTATCTTCTAGCGGTATAGCGATCGATTTAGGACTTTTATTTGCTCCTGCTGGATCAGGAACTACTTACGCAAATACTATTGGTATTATAACACTTGGACCTATGCGCGGTTTTACTTATAATCCAACCAATGGTTCAGGCCTTGATATTACTCAATCTTCTTTTACTTATTTGATTCAACCGGATAACTATGCTCTTGTTCAAAGTTTACCTGCCCCTAATGCCCTTACAACCGGTCAGGTTATGACATACCAAAATGTCGCATTTACCCAAGAAACTCAAGTAACTACAAAAGATAATCTTGACAATGCTATAAAAACAGCTAATTTAACTCTATCATTATCTAATGCTTCCCTGGCATATCAATATCTTGTATCTCCTCAAGGGCAATATTTATCTCCTACTTTATCAACTTCTAGCTTTGTACAAATTGGCACTTATACCAATAACGGTTATGGTCAAGTACAATATACTATTAATGATTTCACTTCAAATTATGAAACAGAACTTGAAACTCTCAGTATAGATTCAAGCAGCACCAATCTAGCTATATTAGGTGATAGCACTCAGAATGCTTGGCAAGTTCCATCTAGTAATAATCCTACTACACAAGGTCCAGTAAACATTAAATGGGATCCTACTGCTGCTTTTAATGCTGGTAAATACTATTTTGTACTCAATGAAAACACTCCAACAGTTGATCGATTTTATTTCCGCGGTACGGGTGAAGCAAGTTTACCAACACAACTAGAAGGTGCGACTACTCTATTGTTATACACTGGTTTAAGACCTCTTATACTCAATGTATTAAATGTTAAGTCCAATTCCACCAGTTTACAAAGTGTAATTACAAGTGCCTCTATTTTCAATTGGAACGGACTTGATGTCAATGACACTGTCACAGTCCCAAATATTTTTACATCAACCAACACATCAGTCGCTACCACATTAGGGGGTTCTCTATCTGCCCAATATTACCAAATTGTTTTAACCAATCATTACGCTGCCGCACAAGGTCAATCTATACTTTTCCGTGCTAGTGAGTATACTCCTAACGTAAGTTGGCTTTCTAAATATTCTTCGATAAATCAAAATCAAAACTTTTTCGGAAGTTATGTGAATGCTTCTTCACTATTTGACACATTACGCTTAAATATAGGTCGTGACAGCGGTATTAATACTACATATAATCTATCGTCTACTATGAGAAGTCCTCTAGAAAATCCTCAAAAGAGTGATGATGATATAATTTCTGATGCTATTACCAATGATGTTCCATATGGTTCATCAAATAATCTACTATTTATTAATAATGGTTCAGCTTCATTTACTCTTAGTGGTGGCAGCAATCCTCAAAATTTCGGTGATATGTGTACTATTACTATTCAAGGATATTTACCTACTCTTGCTTCAGGCAATGGTAATGGTTTTCAACTCAATATTCAGCCTTCTACTTTAACTTTATACACTGCTCTTGATATTAACGACAATGGTGAAATCGATTTTAGCCAAAATAATAATGTTAATCAAAATATTAACGGACTAACTACTGAATTTGGTCTTCAAAACATGTATTCTGAACTAAACTTCAAGCTTCCCTACGGCACTTCTCAATATTTGAGACCCGCTGTATTAACTTCTTGGACTCTTGATCGTAATTTCCACTCCGTGCCAGGTGCTCCTTTTGATATGAATCTTAATAATTTGTTTGCTGTCGGTTATAATCTTGATTGCTTCTTCACTATCCGCAATAATATCGCAGCTGAATTCGATGTTATCACTATCGCAACAGCCGCAACTACTAATCCTGATGGAACCATTGTTAATAACCTTGTAGTTCAAGCGAATACTGCTCCCCTTATTATCGCCAATCCAAATGACTGGGCTCGCAGTATATCATTAGGTGCCGGTGTTGTTGTTAATCCGGGTGATACTCTTCTTGATCGCAGTGGTCTCACCTTTAAACTTAAGAGTGGAACTACAAATGTTGTTGCTGGTGATATTGTTCGTCTATATGTTGATAACACCATTGCCGCTAATACTCTCGAATGGTCTGTTACCGTCGCAAACAAAGCCCCTAAGACTTACCAATTATCCGCATATGACCAAGATCGTTATTCTGCTCTCCTTGATGAACAACTCTATATCTCAAACAGCTTCAATAACGAAAATTAGAAATCTATAGTACAAATAATTTAGTTTTATAATATAGAATTCTAAATATATAAAAAATTGATACCTAAAAAAATATATACACATATTAATAAGATCATGTGTGGAATTTTTGCTTTTCTATCTAAATTCATAGGTATTTCACCTTCTCTCAGAGAATCACTAATTAAGTCATGTCATATTACAAAACATCGTGGTCCTGATAATAGTAAATATCTGGATTTAAATGATAATAAATTATTATTTGGATTTCATCGCCTGGCTATTAATGATATCACATCCGCGGGTGATCAACCATTAGTACTAGATGAAAAATATTATCTAGTATGTAATGGTGAAATTTATAATCATAAGGAGCTTGAAAATAAATATAGAATAAAAACAAATGGACATAGTGATTGTGAGGTAATTTTACATTTATATAAAAAAATTGGTATAGAAGATACACTAAAGGAAATCAGTGGTTATTATTCGTTTGCTTTATGGGATGATGTTTTAAAAAAAATATTTATAGCACGTGATCCAATTGGTGTAAGACAACTTTATATTGGTAATAATAGAGATCATTTATGTATTTGTAGTGAAATGAAGGGTATACCCGATGATATTAGTAATGTTCAGCAATTTCCCCCAGGTTGCTGGTTTGAAGATGGAGAGTATCATAAATATTATGACTATGTCTATCCTAGAATATCACCGGATGAATTATCATTAGATAATCAGTTAGTAAAAATGCGTAATCTATTTGAGCAGGCTGTCTATAAGAGATTTATGTTTGAACGTCCATTTGGTGTATTTTTAAGTGGTGGATTAGACAGTAGTCTTGTAGCTGCTCTCGTTGCGAAACATAATGCGCCTAATCCTATACATAGTTTTTCGATTGGTATGGAAGGTTCAACTGATCTTGCTAAAGCTAGAATAGTGGCAGAACATATAAGTTCAATTCATCATGAAGTTATTGTAACACCTGAAGATATGTTAGCGGCTATTCCCGAAGTTATTAAGCAGATTGAGACTTGGGATACTACTACTGTTCGTGCGAGTACACCTATGTATTTACTAAGTAAATATATTAAAGACAATACCGATATTGTTGTGGTTTTTAGCGGAGAGGGAAGTGATGAAGCCAGCGGAAGTTATCTATATTTTCACCGTGCACCTAATGATGAAGAGTTTCAGGAGGAGTGTGTTCGATTGTTGAAGGATTTGTGTTATTTTGATTGTTTGCGATGCGATAAGTCAACGGCAGGAAATGGTCTGGAGGTTCGTGTGCCATTTTTAGATAAAGAGTTTTTAATTGAATATATGCGAGTTCCAGTCGAATGGAAACGTCCGCGGGACTCTATGGAAAAATGGTTTATTCGTAAGGCATTCGATGGACTAGGCTTATTGCCTGATGAAATCTTATGGCGTAAGAAGGAAGCATTCAGTGATGGTGTAAGTAGCACAGAGAAGTCCTGGTTTCAAATAATTCAGGATCATGTAGCCTGTATAATCAGTGATGATGAATTTAATGAGAAACGCCAATTAATGAAACCTGAACCACATTTGAAGGAGAGTTATTATTATAGAAAACTATTTGATAGTTATTTCCCTGGAAGAGCTGATTCAATTCCGTATTATTGGTTGCCTCGTTGGTCGGGTGATACACAAGATCCGAGTGCTCGTGTATTATCAATCTATAAAGAATTAGATAAAAAAGAATAATAAAATTATATTTTAATCTTTTTTATATAATCGACACATGTCTTCTAACGTGTGGATTGCTTTCCAATTTAATAGTCTATTCGCTTTTTCTGGATTACAAAAAACCAGTTCTAAATCTCCACTTCGTCGCTTATCGAATTTATAATTAACTTTAACATTATTTATTTTTTCGAATGTTTTAATTAAATCTAGCACACTATACGGATTGCCTGTTCCTAGATTAAATACTTCGTAATTTGTATTTATCATTTGATATTGAACCGCTTTAATATGTCCATTCACTAGATCCTCTATATGAATATAATCTCTCATTGCTGTTCCATCCTTTGTAGTATAATCATTTCCAAATATATTTACTATATTATTAGATAGATAACTACTAATAATCACTGGCATTACATTATTAGGAATATTTTTCGGATTTTCATTAATAATGCCTTTTCGCATACTTCCAACTGGATTAAAATAGCGCAAGATTATAAATTCGGTTTTTTTATTAACGTTTGAAAAATCACTTATAATTTGTTCATTCATATATTTACTCCAACCATATGGATTAGTAATTCCCTTTCCTACAAGACTGGTTTCACATAGGGGGGACGGTGAATTACCATAGACAGTAGCACTACTGCTAAATATGAATCGTTTTATACTATATTTTTCAACCAGATCTAATAAATTTAATGTAATTACTAGATTTGTTCTATAATAATGATTCGACATATGTATACTTTCACTAACTGATTTTAAACCAGCAGTATGAACTATTATATCTATTTTATTATCTATAAAAATACTTTCTAATTTATATTTATCACAGCAATCATAATTAAATATTGTTAAAAGTTCTTTATTAGGTAAATTTTTAATATTACTATCATTTGAATTCGAAAAGTTATCTACTATAAATACATTATAATTTTGTTCAAGCAACAAATAGGCCAGTGAACTTCCAATATAACCAGCACCTCCCGTTATTAAAACATTATTCATTATATAATAAATTTATATATATATTTTAAAGTAATGATTATATTAATAAACATAATAAGGATACTATTAAAATGGATAAAATGTATAAAATGTATTATCTTTTTAGTCTGTATAAATAATTTTTATAGATTTATCTATAAAATATAATATTATATAGTAATATAAAAACACTAAAATGCCAGGTAAAGAATATTGTGCTGTCCGAAAGACTGAAGTTAAGGAATCATCTCGTGGAGGTGTATCCCGCAATGGAAAGGCTCAAAAGCCCAGAAGAGCTCACAGCCGCACCAGTTGTTATGGAACGGATAATGCTTCTCTTCAATCAGATGAATGTGTTCAATCCGTATCTACTCATCGTTGCGTAAAAAATGATAAGGATTTTGAAGCTGCTGAAAGACGTCGTTCTCGTTCTCGTGAGCGTGCCGCTGCCAAGCGTGCTGCTAGAAAAGTAAGCAGGAGAGAACAAGCCGGCGGTAATCCTCATAAGGAATACTGTGCTCTTCATGAAGTTGAAGTTAAAGCCTCCAAGGATGGATTTAGAAAATCTCATTCCCGTCGTTCTTGCGTTTCCACCGATGATGCTGCTAAACAATCTGACGAATGCGTTCATTCCCTCAAAACCCATCGTTGTGTAGTCAATACTGCTGATTTCGATAAACATGAAGATCGCCGTGCCAAGAATCGTGAACACTCATCCGCTAAACGTGCTGCTGATAAAGCTGCCAGACATAAATACGATTATCTTGATGAAGAATAAATTATCTCTTTTTAAACATTACACAGTCAGTCATATTTAATATTTTCTTATTTTACTAGATATAAATAAGAAAATAGTTATATAATTCCTAGTTTTAATGAATTCTATGCGCCTACTTAAAATATAAAAACGATGTAATGATTAAAATATATTAATCCCCATTTATAACAAAAGCATTATAACTCCATTGAAGTAATGCTTGTCTTTGTTTCGGACGACAATCTATACTAGAACAATTTTTATAAACTTGGCCATAATGTCGTTTAAAAGCACGCCATCTTTTTATTTGAATATCATCTAATTCTGGAATACGGCGCCCCATATAATAACGACAATACCATTGAAACCATCCACGATTATCTGGATCTCCCGGAATTTGCGGTATCCAACCATTCCTACGCCAATCCCCAATACTCATACGACTTTTTATATGGAAATAATTACAATTAATATCAGGTCCCTCTGGACTCAACTTACCTTTTTCAATTGCCGATAAAAACCATTCTCTAGGAAATTCTAGGACACAATCATTTAGATACTTTCCTTCAAAAACTCCATATTTTAACATTTCATCTGGACTAAAATATGGATCAAAATCTAGATCACCTATGGATGCTTGTAATTGATAACTATATTCGCCTCTATCCATTTTATTATAGGCATATATAGTCATTCCCTTATAATAGTCCTTATAACTTTTAGCATAAGGACTATGTAGAATATCTAACATGTCATCTATCGTATTTATTTGATAAACCTTATTTATTATATTTTTTGAGATAGACATTTTTTTTTTGGAATAGATATTATATATAATAAATAGAGAAAGGTCTATGGACTAAATCCCGTGCTATAACGATTATTATTCGCATTAATACTCACTTTGACTTCCGGCATAGCTGATTGAAGAGGAGGTAATCCATGTTTCGCTCGTTCTAATTCTATAGATTTATCACGATATCTATATATCCATCCTACATTAGGAACCCATTCCTGAACAACACCATTCCAAAAAGAAACAGTATTTTGAATTTGAGAATTTACTTTACCATACATTGAAAGTGTGCCATCTACTAGATTAGGAACAAATTCAGTTATTGAATCTGTTATAGAAGACATACTGAAATTCTCACGCCGAGATTTTAATGCGGTAATGATTAGACAAATAAATATCAATAAACATAATAAATAAACTATAACCATATATCATATTATAATAAAATACTATGGTCAAAATTAATTTACACCTTAGTATATTATTACTATTAAAGCCATTACTCTAGCTCAAATAATCGGAAACTTATTACAAATTTCTTAGATAAAATCTCAATATTAAAAACATCCTATTGATTTCATCCACTAGAGGATGAACAGAACTAACTATTCATAATCTTATATATGATCTTTTCTTTATATTGTTTTTTCTTAATATAAAGTTAATTCAAAAAATAAAACTATAGCTGATAAAAATGTCGGAGATATTTACGTTTGAATCAATAATATTTTATGTGTCTTCCTTATTATTTTGGCCTTCATGTTATCATGTAATAAGTCTTTATAATGGAAAACATGAACTAGTCAAAAATTTTGTCCATCTATTACATGCGATTTTATTTGTAGGTCTATATAGGATTTTGGATCATACACTAATTAATTATCCAATTATTTTATCACTTGGATTTTATACAGTTGATCTATGTTTTATATTCCATAGTCTTTTAGTAAAACATGAAAAATGTAGTCGACATCTTCCATATATTATTCATCATATTATTGCGAATTATGGATTACTATTAGCATTAACTGATTATTATAGAGAGCAGATAATGTATTTTTATTATATTTTAGAATATTCTAATTTTTTGTTATATCTCAATTATCATATACGCAGGGATTATCCTAACTATAGAAATTTACTATTGGTAATCGAGTGTTTTCAGTTTATATGGTATACTTATTTTCGTATAATAAGATTTATTATTTATTGGTATCATGTTCGAAATGATTTTTTTAATATATATTTTCCCGTACAATTTATGACTATAGTATTATTTGGAATGGGTGTATTTTGGAGTTTCAATCTTTTTAAAAAGTGTTTAAAATCATTAAAAATAGAGTCTAATATAGTAGTGGAAGAAAAAGTAATAGACGAAAAAGTAGTGGAAGAAAAAGTAGATTAAATCGAGATAAAATAGTGAAATATCTAGATTTAAACTAGGCCGGCAGCAGCATTAGCTCCCATATTAGGGAATCCAACGAGATTTGCGCCTAAACCAAAACCGGCACCTTGACGGGCAGCGTAGCTGATAGAAGGAGACATAAGATCAAGAATAGCAAATAGAGAGGCAGCTACGAGACCAACTAATAATATTTCTTCCATTTGGAATTTATTCTTGCCAATGAGATACATGGCAACAGCAACACCAAGACCTTCAACTAAGTATTTGATGGCGCGTTTAACAACTTCTTGTAAATCCATAGAACCGTCCATTGTTATTTGAGTTTTATATTTAACTCTGAGAAAAAAAAATAGACTACACCCGTTTTTATCCTTATTAAAAAATATTATAATAAAATGTATATAAAGAGATAAATAATAATAATTTATATATTACGTAATGTCTAATATAGAAGATCCCATTGAAGATTTCCTAGAGGTAGATCAGAATATTCCAGGACAACAATATTGCGTTCTTTCATTTATTAGCCCAGAGAAAGTATTAAAACAGAAGGAGATTTATTACAATAGTGAGTTTTTGAAATGGTTATGTGTTCAGAGTGAGTTTTTAGAAAATGTAGTAATCAAAGGTGATAAGACTCGCCTAAATTATTCAAGTATAAAGGAAAAATATGATGATTTTATTTTTACAAACGAAGAAAGTTTAGAAAATGCCTTTCACGAGCTAGAAAATTTTAAAACCACTGTACGCGGAATTAAAGTGCGAGGCGTTTATTCAACTCAACGAGAAGCAGAAGTTCGTTGTAAAGTTATACAGCGTTTAAATAAGAGAGATAATGTATTTTTAGGTCAAGTAGGATATTGGTTGCCTTGGGATCCTAGCCCTGATCGTGTAGAGAATACTGAATATTTGGAACCGGAATTAAATAAACTAATGAAACAATATAAGGAAAATGCATCTAAGCGTGATATTTATTATCAAGAACATAAGGAAAATTTAATCAAGACCAGTGTCCAACAAAGAATGTCTAATACTGAGGACAATGTTGATTCTACAAAGGACAATATTGATTCTACAAAAGATGCTCTTTTTGAATCGAATGATCCATGGTTAAATAAAGATAAAAAAGATTAGATTTTATGTATAGAATTAATATATATATATGAAATCTATAGTAATATTATTATTTTTGATTGGTGTAGTAATGATAATGGTAGGTTATACTCGTCAATATAGTATTTGTCCTAATCCGCGTGTTGAATATAGATATATTCCTAGAACGTTTTACGATGAACAATTAAGTGGGGAAAATGTATTAAAACAATTTAGCAGTATGTTTCAAGATACTAATCCATGGTTAATCGATAGAACTGTGAATAATACTTCAAAAGTAGATAATAGTAATTTTTTTAAGTTAGTTAATTCTTAATTTTTATCCAATTGTTTAATATATGTCTAAAATTATCGAAGATAATCTTGAGTATACTATTGACAATTCTATGGAGGATCCTATTGACAATACCCATCATGAAACATCCAATATTCCCGCCCCTAGTATATCCCTATCCCGATCAAATATAATTGATAATATTAAGTCAGGTAATATAGAAAAATTTACCTCTTCTGTAGCACCTCTTATTTTACAAAATTCACAAACAATTATTAATCCGCCTAAGTTTTCTACAACTAAAAATCATGAACATGTATCACAAACGGATCATAATAATATTTTGTCATCAATTATGTGTAAAGTATTAAAACAACGTCAATTACATAGAATGTCTGTTCAATATTATGAACGTTATAATTCCTTAATCAATATTCCAGCAATTGCTATAAGCGGAGCAGCAACGGTATATTCATTTGCCTATCCATCCGACGGACAACAGGGACAAATATTAATAAATAAGATAATAGCAGGTACTCTATCGGCTATTAATACTATTTTATTTAGTCTAGGGTGTTTTTTAAAATTACAAGCAAAATCCGAAAGTCATTTTATTGCGGCGGAAGAATATGATAATTTACTTACAATGATTCATTTTGAATTACGATTTCCTAATGAAAATATTCAGGAATTTGCGAATAAAGTTGAAAAAAAAATATTAGAAATTAAGAAGAGTTGTCGATATTTTCCACCAGAAAAAATTATTAACGAATATGATAAAACTTCTATAGTAAAAGAATCAGAAGATAGTCTAAATATTTAAGTGTCTATTCTTTTTAATATATCTATTATTTCACTATCACCTTTTAAATTAATGTATTGATCCTTATGTAAATATAAAAAATCACTAAATAAAAAATAGTCCCTGACTTTAGTATCATAAAAGTCATTAACCAGTGTAAATACTTTCGAAGATTTGTCATCTCTAATCATAAATCTATAAAATTTATTCGATTTATTATATAAAAAAATAAAGTCATATGTATCTCTATCAATATAGTAAATATATATGTTTTTATAATTTATACGTTCGATTAGGATATTTTTAATTTTCGGATCATGTAGATGAATGTAATTATAATTTGAATAGTTATTTACTAGGCTGTTTAAATTAGAACTACTTTTGCGCATTCTAGTCTATAATTTATATTTATTACTTATTTTTTTAGATAGATAAAAATTTGATATATATTTATTTAAAAAATATTAATAAAAAAAATGTCAATAACTCTAGACGATCAACAACAACGGGCCGTTAATCTAGTATTAAATGGACAAAACGTATTTTTGACAGGCGGTGGAGGAACGGGTAAATCGCGTGTATTAGAATATATTATAGATATTTTTAAAGAAAAATATAAGGAAAACCTTAAAACATTTGTAGGTATTACCAGTACAACGGGTTCGAGCGCTCTTTTAATTGGCGGAACTACAATTCATAGCTTTTCTGGACTAGGTGTTAATAGGGAAGAGGAAGAACAATACATTCAAAAAATATCTAAAAGACGTTATATTATAAAACGTTTTAAAAATCTTAAAACTCTTATTATAGATGAAATATCAATGCTTACACCAAGAACATTTCGTATGATTTATCGTTTAACTCAAATCGTGCGTAAGAACAATAGTCCTTTTGGTGGAATACAGGTTATTTTAAGTGGTGATTTCTGTCAATTAGGACCTATATTGGAACAACACATACTACATCACGCGCTTGAATATTGTTTTGAAACACCTGAATGGGATGCGAGTAATATTCAGATTGTTCATTTTAAAAAAATTCATAGACAAAGTGATATAGTATTTATTGAAACATTACAGAAGATTCGAATGGGTATTTCCGATCAAGATACCACAAGTGTTTTAATAAATCGTTTTAGAAAAGAACTAGACAATCCTTATGGAATTGAACCTGTTCAGCTTTTTCCTACCAGGGAGAAAGCAAATGAAGTTAATCAACGATATTTCCGAGAGATTAATAGTGAAAAAGAGATTAAATCATATAGTTTAAAAATAAGTATTGAAACATCATCCGAAGGAAATAATCCCTTATCATCCGAAGGAAATAATCCCTTATCATCCGAAGGAAATAATCCAGATATAGAGCGTAAGATTAAGGCACAACTTCCAATAGATGATACCATACAATTATGTATAGGTTGTCAGGTTATCTTGGTTGTGAATCTATCTGTAGAGGAAGGATTAGTAAACGGTAGTCATGGAAGAATCCAGAGTTTTAATGAAAATGGCGAACCAGTAGTTATATTTTCAAATGGTAAGATTAAAAATATAGCTATTTATACTTGGGATATAGATGAAGGTATAGGTAGTGTTAGCGCATCAGGTTTACCATTAATATTAGGGTATGGATGTACTATTCATCGTTCTCAAGGAATGTCATTGGATTTAGCGATTGTTGACATCGGGAAAAACGTATTTACAGGAAGCGGTGGTTATGGACAAATATATGTAGCACTTAGTCGTGTTCGATCTCTAGAAGGACTTTCCATTTTAAATTTTGATCCAACTCGTATAAAATGTCATCCTAAGGTAATTGAATTCTATAATAATATTGATAGACCGCCTGCCAAGAATATATCAAAGTCATCATCAATTAGCACAGAGAGCGAGATTAGTCTAGAGAGTGATAGTTTTGTAATTAAGGTTTCAAAACGATCGATTGATAAAATACAAGAAACACCAACAACTAAAGTTAAATATAATAAAGGCGAAAAACCTGATATTCGTAAATATTTTACAACTTTAAATTGATTTATAAAAACACCACCCCAAATCACTACAAATTTTGTCCCATATAGCATCTTGCTCTTGTAATTTTTCACGTGATTTTAATAATGGAAAACATGGTAGCAAATTATCCAATTCCAATAATTCACAAAACTTATGTAGAACATACGTATATGATAAAAAATTTTGTCTCTCAGGTGGACAATATTTCATAAATGGAATTTGAATCTCTTTAAACATTACACGTAATGTCTCTTCCTGACTTTTAGTAATATTAGGAGGAGGTATTCCATTAATATGATTAATAATATGGGGAATATGTTCATAGTATTTATTTAAATCCAATTTTTTAAGAATTTCTCTTATTTTTTCAGGTTTTATGGAGGTAAGATCAGTAATACGTTCTTTTTTTATTTCACGTTTTATTTGTTCATATATTTCATCAGGTATTTCAGTGCTCTCTTTTCCCTGAAATTGTGAAATATGTTCATTAAAATGATTAATACGTTTATAGGCGAAATAAGCAATCTCCTTAGGGGGCTCTTTATAACTCGGTTTATCACAATCTATAAATACGTAGTCCTGATCCCCACATTTTTGACATATAAGTAATCCTTCAGCATGAACAAACAATTTTTGTTGATAACATTGTTTACATACTTCGATGTCATCTTCCTTATCTTTATCACTGATATATTTACTATCCACATAGCTCATATATTTATCAAACATTTGTGTCTTAGTAAATCCTTTCTTTTTTGTATCTACTTTAACTACAGGCTTCTCTATAATAATTTTAGGTTCTTCCCGGTTTCCTTGTTTAAAAAAATCTAATATGGATTTAGCTAATGGATTTTTATTATCAACATCTGTTAATTCATTTTGATTATTGGCTTTATTATAATAATTAAATAAAATATGGCCAGTATGAACATAATATTGAGTGGGATTATTGTATTCCGTTAATTCTTTCTCCAATTCATCTAGATGACATTTTAGGGAAAATTTTTCTTCTAATTCTTCATCCGTTATTTGTGTATTAGGTATATAACATAATTTATCATAATGTGCCTTGATCTTTTCATATTTCAGCTGTAAATCATTAATTGTTTTCTTTTGATTATCAAATGATTTAATAATTTCTTGATGTTTATTGTCTATATTTACCGGCTGTAAGTCCTTCCTTTTAGTTTTATCTTTATTAAATAATAACATATGAATGACTTACTATTTTGTATATATTTGATAGATTGTTATATTTTTAAATAAAGTAATTTACTTAAAAATTAAATGAATTCGTCTGATAACGCAAAGAAAATAAAATATTAGTAAATATACCAAATGATTAATAATGATACGGTAATTGAACTGATTAAGATATCATTTATATATGGAATGATAAGGGACGGTTGGAATTTCAAATTAATTGATCAAAATACAATGGAATTTAAAAAAAATAGATTAGGCAATGAAAATGTTAATTTAACTAAATTACTAAAAAAACATTTATATTAGGTGGCATTATTTTAATGTGACTAGTTTTTTTTCTTATCTTATATACTAATTACTGCGTTTTGCTAAAAAAAATTTCTTACCTTATAATATAAAAAAAACAGAAAATGGGTGGTGGTCTCATGCAACTTGTCGCTTACGGTGCTCAAGATATCTATCTTACGGGCAATCCTCAAATAACTTTCTGGAAAGTTTCTTACAAACGTCATACTAACTTTTCTATGGAATCAGTAGAACAAACCTTCAATGGTGCTGCTGATTGGGGTCGCAAGGTTACTTGCACTATCTCTCGTAACGGTGATTTAATCTACCGTGTATATCTTCAAGTCACTCTTCCTCGTGTTACCGTTTCTGGCACTCAACAATTCCGTTGGTTGAACTGGCTCGGCCACGCAATGATTGCCCAAGTTGATGTTGAAATCGGTGGTCAACGTATCGATCGTCACTACGGTGATTGGCTTCACATCTGGAATGAACTCTCTCAAAGTGCCGGCCACGCTGACGGTTATGCGTCTATGGTAGGCAATCTTCCTCGTCTTGTTCAACCTATTTCCGGAACTACCACTCCCAGTGTTGCTGCCCCTAATAATGTTAACCTTACTGCTAACCAAATGGCTTTTGGTGATTGCGATCTTACCAGCTGCATGCCCGAGACTACTCTTTATATCCCTCTTGAATTCTGGTTCTGCCGCAACCCCGGTCTTGCTCTTCCTCTTATTGCTCTTCAATATCACGAAGTTAAGCTCAATCTTCAGTTTCAATCTGCCGTAAATTGCTATTGGTACAACCCCGGCAGTGGCGGACAATCCTTTAATGTTCCTTCTCTTAAAGCCGCTTCTATCTATGTTGACTATGTTTACCTCGACACTGATGAACGTCGTCGTTTTGCTCAAACTTCTCACGAATACCTTATTGAACAACTCCAATTCACTGGTGCTGAATCTGTTAACTCCACTTCCAACAAGATCAAACTTAACTTCAATCACCCTGTTAAGGAACTTATCTGGGTTGTTCAACCTGACTCTAACGTTGATATCGGTAATACTCAATCTGTTGGTGGCCCCCAATGGTTCAACTATAGTGATGCCGTTGACACTACTCCTTTTAGCGGCACTCCTCAAGATCCCTATGGCGGCGGTCTTACTGGAAGCGGACTTCTTCAAGGTGCTGGCTCTATGACTCAATCGCTTTATGGCACTGTTGCTACTCAAAGTGGTAGTATTCAAATTGTTGACCAAGGAAATGGTATCGGAAACGCTGTTAACGTCAATGATCCTGTATATATAAACTCAAATCTCCCCTCCAACGCTCAAATTGCCAATAATGCTAACGCAGCTCTTTCCACTGCCTGGAATATCGGTCTCTCTTCTGGCAATTACCTCCTTGATCGCGGCAACAACCCCGTTGCTTATGCTAAAATCCAACTTAACGGCCACGACAGATTTTCTGAACGTGAAGGTCGTTACTTCAACTTGGTTCAACCCTACCAATCTCACACTAACTGCCCCGCTATCGGTATCAATGTTTATTCTTTCGGCCTCAAGCCTGAAGAACATCAACCCAGCGGCACGTGCAACATGTCTCGTATCGACAACGCTACTCTCCAACTTCAACTCACTGCCCGCTCCGTTGCCAATGCCCGTTCTTGCCAAGTTCGTGTCTATGCTACCAACTACAACGTTCTCCGTATCATGTCTGGTATGGGTGGTCTAGCATATTCTAACTAGATATTAGTATTAATAATTAATCAACTATTTTTTAATTATTAAAACAAACAAAGTTATCTATAATAAATACTCGCTATTGCTTTACATTTTCACAATCAAAACCGAAACGAAATATTAAAATACTTAAAGCCAAGGGTGTATCATAGTATATAACATCCTTTATAAAATGGATATAGTGAAAGCATTTAACGAAAACAATCTACACACCGAGATTGTAATCAAAGGAACAATTGATCAGCCTCTGTTTCGTGCCAGTGATATAGGTAATGTTCTTGATATGAGCAATATTAGAGCAACTATAATAGAGTTTGATGAAACTGAAAAGGTTGTAAATGCTATTTACACTTCAGGCGGGGCACAACAGGTATCATTCCTTACGGAGAAAGGCCTATATAAAGTGTTATTTAGGTCAAGAAAACCTCTCGCTCAAAAATTCCAAAATTGGGTTTGTGAGGTAATTAAAGAAATAAGATTAAAGGGTGTTTATGATTTACAAAAACAATTAGAACAACATAAAACCGAATTAGAACAACTGGAAGAACAAAAGAAACACGAATATGAAGCAAAGCTAGAAAAACAAAAGGTCCTAGAACGTCAAAGAATCTTATTAAAAGAATATGGGGCAATCGGATCAATTGTTTATATCATTAGAGTAAAAACCTATGAAAATGGGCAATATATCGTTAAAATAGGTGAAAGTCGCAAAGGAATTACCGCCAGATACAATGAACATAAGTCTAAATATGAAGAGTGTTTATTATTAGATTGTTTTTGTGTAAATAAGAGCAAAGACTTTGAAAGTTTTATCCATCACTATGAGACAGTTCGACCCAATCGTATAAAAGATCTGAAAGGCCATGAAAATGAAAATGAGTTGTTTTTAATCGGTAAAGACCTTTCCTATCAAATGCTCCAAAATATTATTCAAAATAATATTAACTACTTTAATAATAATGATAATACAAAATTAGAATTAGAAATTGATAAATTAAAACTTATGTTAGAAATGAAAAATACAAATAACGAAAATCCAATTTTTTTTGAAATACTAAATATAGTTAAAACCTTATCCAATAAAGTTGATAATCTAGAAAAAATAAATAAACAATTATTAGAAAAAACAAACACTTCATCCATTAAAATATTGACTGGTTTTAAGGAGTCCCTGGCAACATTAGGACCAAGACTTCAAAAAATAAATCCAGAAAATCTACAAATAGTTAAAGTGTATGAAAGTGCCACAGAAGCTATGAAAGAAGATACTAAAATAAAGAGACCGTCTCTTAATAAAGCAGTAATGGAAAATACTATCTACAATGGATATAGATGGTTATTTGTAGATAGAGAACTAGATCAATCTATAATCCATAATATTCAACCAACAAAACAAACTAAGGTTCAAAATTTAGGTTACATAGCGCAAATAAATAGCGATAAGACAGAAATACTCAATGTTTATCTAGATAGAAAAACAGCCGCATATTTTAATGGATATCAGTCATCATCCGCATTAGATAATTCTGTTAAAAATAATACTATTTCTAAAGGATTTTATTATCAATTATATGATAAATGTGATCAAAAATTAGTAAATGCCTTTGTATCAAAACTAGGTGCTGAACCTTTTTTATATAAAAACGGAGTGGGTCAATTTGATATAGATAATAATCTAGTAAGAGAATTCGCATGTAAATATGATCTTATTAGAGAATTAAACATAAGTGATAAAACAATCACTAAATCGATTACAAAAAATATAGAGTATAACTCTTTTTTTTATAAAGAATTAGAGAGCAAATTAAAATGTTTATAATAAAGATATATATAAAAGAATGGAATATTTAAAGTGGCTGGAAGAAACGGGTATACATGAATTAGACTTAGTTGGGGGTAAAAACGCAAGTCTAGGTGAAATGATAAAAAACCTAAGTGATCTTGATATATTAGTTCCGGCAGGTTTTGTTATTACATCAAGGGCATTTGATTTATATATGGAATATAATAATTTAAATAATAAAATAAGTGATATTTTAAATACAATGGACGTTGATGATTTAACTAGTCTTCAACATAATGGATTAAAAATTAGAAACTTGA